AGTTACCGTTTTATTAGCTTGAAGCAAACCCTCTATAAGCTCTGCAACATTGCCATTTGCTAACGTGAGATCATTCGCTTCATCAGGCGTACCCGCATAGTCCACTGCTGTCTTAATGAGGTATGTAGCACCGCCACCATCGCCTGGTGCTGTGTAGCCCTTTGTGCTAGTTAGCTGCCCTGCTGTTAGAGAGGCTGCTACTAGGTCTGCTTTTGTTTCAAATATTTTCATTGTTTGTTTCTCCTAATTACCGAGGATTAGCTGAGAGTTAAGAGTTAGTGATTGTTGGTGTGACCAATCCAGTACCCACTGCCTTGACTGAAATGACTAAATTACCGCCAGTCTGAGATGACCAATGAGTAGAAGATATCGTAAGCGTTATGTAAGGCTCTGCCGCATTGGTAGGTGTGATTGAAACAAAGTTAGAAGAGGCTGTAACCATATCGTTCACCACTATTCTAGGATCGCTTGTTGTATGGTTATAAGGGGTAACTAATCCCTTCCAGTAAAACGTCCTATTACCGCCACTTCCTCCCGTGAAGCCCGAAACTGTGATTTCGTAGTAACCCCAAGATTTATAAGCAGTACCACTGCTCAGTCTTAACCCTGTTATCTGAAAAGTGTTTGTAGCTGATTTAGTAAATATCGCGGGGGCTAATTCAGTAGAGAACGAATCAAAAGCACCCGAACCTGAATCTGTACCGCTAATAGTATGCCCTATTGTTGCATTCAATGGATTCACACTATCAGGGAAATTAACACTGCTACGAGTCGCTGTAAGCGAGGCTGTATTCATATTTACACTGGTGGATATACCACCCTGCTTAATTATGAATGCGCTTGTACTATTGTTTATTGAAGCGTTAGGGAAGTTATCGTGGCCTTGGATTTGTACTCGGCTGCAATTAGCATCTACATCGTAAAAGCGACCGTATCCGGGCTCCCCCATACATTGGTAGAAAGTTGAGTAGTTGGTATTTTCGACTTTCAGCAATGCCGTAAACGTACTGTATCCAGTGTGCATATGAACGTCAGTTGTAAGGTTCTCGCTGTTTGGGCCAACCAAATGAATTGAATATAATCCAATACGATAGAAATCCAAATTCAACAAGTGATGTCCGTTACATTGAGCGCCAAGTTTAATTCCTGTTTCTAAGTTGGTGAATATACAACCGCTAACAGTGTTAAAATAACAAGCCCCACCATGAACAGGTTCGCTACTTACCATTTCAACACCTATGTTCCCTGATAAGCTAGCGCTAGAAGAACCACCACCTAAGACACGAACACCCCGTAGTCGGTTCCAAAGTACATTGGTCTCTTGGGTGTCGCGACCAAACAGAACACATACACCGTTTGTTTGTGTATTTGAAATGACGGAATCTTTAGTGCCATCAACTTCAGAGTATGCACCAATAAATTGGAATACTGGGTCTGTTGTTGTGGTGTTTCGTATTGTTGCCGATTCAAGGCGGATATAATCATTAGACGACAAAGTTATCGTCGAACTTACTTCATATATACCTGGTGGAATCAGAATAGACGAAGAAGCCGCTAAAGCCGCCTGTATAGCCGCAGTATCATCCGTAACCCCATCGCCTACAGCACCGAAGTCTTTTACACTCACTGTGTCGGATAGGCGTGATTCCACTGTACGTACTACAGCACCTGCGCCAGGTGCTGTGTAACTAACAAATGTAGCTGTAGTCAAAATGTCCGAAGTAGACGCATCGTAATAGATCATCGTCACATCAGTGCCAGCAGGGTACGACTGAGTAAGAACGATTTTATTCAGATCAGGGAACAACACATAATCTTCACCTGCGAGTAATCGACCATTATCAGCGTCAGGACCGTTGATAAAGAACGATGCCTGAGAAGGTGCATTAGTGAATACGACCTCAGTCTGACCGGCTGTTAGCGTGATAGTCTCTGAAGAGCCTGTGCTCGATCCAGCACCTGAACCGGTGTTGTTCATGGTGTACCAAGTACCCTGGTCTAGAGAGTACCGCATAGAGAAAGCTGAATAGGGAGGTAGATACGTTGGAGCACCAGCAACAGTAGCACCGTTACCTTCAATCGATAGATTTATGACCTCATTCGTACATACAACGATGATCTCTTGGTCGTCTGTCAGTACACCCACGTTTGGTAAGGTGATCGTACCGGTACCTAAAGCACTAGCAGGGGTGATAACCAACCAAATACTTTGTCCGGTCTGCTCCAACAGTACATTAAAGTTATTCGCTGACGGAGCAGCAAACTGATTGTAATAGTTAAGATCCGAGCCTAATGAGCTTTTAACGTAATCAGTCAAAAGGGTAAGCGATGTTTTCCGAGCATCGCCATTACTCGCGTCATACACTGGTAGCTGATCGCCACCCTGAAGAGTGTCTACGCTCGATAAACGGTTAATAGTGGTCATCGCTTGTACCTCAAATAAATTCTAATTCGCTATCAGGACCGGCCAACAAGGGATCAGCAGGTTCTGGCATAAATGGATCACCATCGGACCAGGTTCGATGACCCGCGCCTTTCGGTAATGTACCTGGTAGTTGTTTCTCAACCATCGAATCGGCCATCAAACGACCGAGTAGGGTGTTATAAGCTTGCTTCGCAGCCATCTTGGTATCAGGGGAAACCTGCTTACCGTAGCCTGGTGCGATGCGTATGGCTAAATTAAGGATGATGGCCTCATTAGCCATATCGGTGACACCTGAATCATCATCCAGGTTAGTCGAAGATGGTGATGTTGGTATAGGGTACCCAAGACGAACACCTTTGGCGTTCCACTCAGCCATCATTGCGTCTAAACGCTTGCAAGCAGCAGTCAATTCATCGGTGGTCAAATCATACACAAATGACGCTAATCCGATCTCTTCAAACGCTGCGGTAACGAATTCGCGCTTTGTGTAGGCCATCGATTAGTCCTCTGCTTTCTTGCGTCTTGTACGCTTAGGTTTTGCCGGTGCTTCCTCTTCTACTTTCTTCGGAGCTTCTGCAGTCAGGGTCCATCCATCAGCCAAATAGGGTGCTGGATCTTCCACGATTATGCGCTCGAATGTAGTGTCAGACAATGGGCGAAATAGTTTGGTAGCCATGATATAGCCTCCTTATCAATAATAGCGCAATAAAGTGAAAAGGGAGCCGAAGCTCCCTTTACTTCAAGCTATTAGACTTGGCCAAATAGCATGATACCTGCCATTTCTGGGTTGACCATAGTCACACCGAACAGAGTGTCGATGCGGTACTTGGTCTTGTGCGTGTTGATGTCGAACTGCTTCGTCATCACAAGCTCGATACCCTGGTCAGTTGCAGCGCGAAGTACAGCAGCGCCAGCATCTGAAGGTACTGAGTAACGACCAGGCAGAAGCTCGATCGCATCACGATGCCAGAATGGGTTGATACTAGCAGCAGTAGTGTTCAGGAATGTCAGACCGGCAGTCGCTGAAGTGCTGGTAGTAGTGATGTTCTGGTACTGCTCTTCTGCATCAGTAGCGCCACCAGCAGAGATCATTGGTGGAGAGATGGTCATAGTAGTACCAGAGTCTACAGAGATCACGCGGAAGGTCTTAGCCTGTCCAGTGTCCTGCTTAGTGATGTGGTGTACTGCGTTGATACCAGCAACAGTGAAAGCATCGCCTGCAGTCACGCCAGTAGTAGTCGATACAGTGATCTGCTGGTAACGGTTGTCTACGTTCACCTGGCCACCTACTGAAGTCGAAGTCGCCTCTGGGACGTAATCGATCAGTGAACCAGTAGTGTCCATAGTAACGGTCGCAGAGTTAGCACCGATACGGTTCGCGTAGTCCATTTTGAACGTGTCGAACGATGCGATCATGCCAACATACGCTTTCTGGTAAGCAGACTTGCTCATGTCAGTGATGTTCTGACGACCAGCCAGGTTGCTTGCCATGCCGTTGTAGTCACGAGTTGAGAGCGCCAGGTAACGAGCATCGCCAGAGATACCAGCTTCGTTCATTACTGCTTCACACTCAGCTACATCGTCAAAGCCAGATGCTGCAGCAGAGCGAGCAACAACCATAGTACCCTGGTTAGCAGCTACGTTCATAACAGCTACGTTGATATCAGAAGCCAGCTTCTGTTTAGCAGCGTCACCTAGACGACCTTCCTGGAGCTGGTCGCGCAATTCTTTTGAAGTCAAAGAGAATGGCACAGCTTTGTTGAAGCCGATAGATGAAGGTACTGACAATTGAGTGAAGTCTTTGAAGCTCGCACTGATATCGGTGCCTGAAGCTGCATCGATAGAAGTCGAGATGTACGGCATTGGACGCCAGATGGTGTCGTTAGCGCGTTCCATCATCGCTGAGTCAGTGTTGTAAACATTGACGTTGCGAGACAATACTAGAGCGTCCTGGAAACCTTCCAGGATCTGTTCGAACGCTACGCGTTCTTCTTTATTAAATGCGTTAGCCATTTTAAGTTACCTTTAAGTAGTAAATAAAAAACTTAATTGGCTGCTCGCTTCTGGTTCTTGTAGGCGATGACCTTTGTATAGTCACCGGTACGTTCCGCTTCAGCTCTCAGCCGTTCCAAGTTCGAGTCAACCGTTCCCGACTTAGGGGCTTTACCCTTCAAAGTCGTTTCGGGTTTAGTTGCTGCCTTGCGATTTGTAACTTTCAATTGAGTCTCCAATTTAGCTACCGCAAAGGCAAACTTCACGGGGTCTTGTATAGAAGCGATCTCTTTAGCTTTTTTCGGGTTCTTACCCAAAGCATAGACTACCAGTGCAGGGTTCTCGGCACCTTGCAAAATCATCCCTTGCTGGGTATTCGATAGCTCATCCTGTACGACACTTTCAGCATCATCGAAGTCACGCACCTTTAAGGTCTGACGCTTCTCAGCGTATCCCTGGAGCGTAGCTTGCCATGCCTCTTGCTGCTTACGTTGCTGACTTTCCAGCTCCGCTTGCTGCTGTTCGTACTGACGTTTCTTCTCATACCAGTCAGTGAGCTTCTGCTCATAGACTTCAGCGTCATAATCAGCATCTTCGAGCGTTGGTTTCTTACCGAGTTGCGTCTGGGCCTCTGCCTGTTTGCTACCCTGCAATTCTGCCAATTGCTTTTTGAGCTGACGGTTTTCACGCTGCTGCTCACGATGTACTTTGCGAAGATCTTTCACCCATTCTGGAGCTTCTCGATCATCTTCCTCTTGAGGGGGCGATTCCTCACCGATCTGTACGACGACCTCATCATCCTCTTCGCTATCGTCCTGGTCTTCTTCCTCAGATACCTCTGGCTCGATGTCAGCCTCTTCATCATCGACTTCGGGTTCTTCGATTTCGTCCAGGTCCAGCTCAGGTTCATCGATTAAGTCTTCGTCTTCAATCATTACTGCCTGTTCTGTCATATCGACCTCGCACTAAACTCACCCTTGAAACGGAGGGTGGAAACCGTTCATGTAATAATATAACTGGCTATTGACTTTTGCAAATGAAAGGCATAAAGGCCATGATAATTGCCAGCATTTCTTCGTCTTCACGCTCGATCTGCTCGCGTATTCGATCCCTGGGGGTGTAGACCGGTATTCGACCGGCTGTGTCTCTGAACGTAGGACCAGCACTAGGAACACCCAGCGCAGGTGCGCTAACAGCAGTCGCACTGACGATACTATCGGCCAGCAGCGCATCAGTACCAGGTTCAACATCGACCAGCGTAGGATTCGATACGCTCGATACAGAGCTAATGTCAGTCGCATTCAGTACCTGGTTCTGAGACAGTGTTGCGCTGCTCGTTGTCGATGCAGAGCTAATGTCAGTAACATCCAACACCTGGTTCTGAGACAGTGTTGTAGACGAAGTGCTCGATGCCGAACTAATGTCAGTCGCATCCAGGGTATGGCCCTGCGTCAGCGCAGCATCAGTGGTCGAGCTGGCGCTAGATATATCGGTGGCATCCAGCACCTGGTTCTGCGTAAGTGCTGCCGATGAAGTGCTCGATGCCGAGCTGATGTCATCAGCCAGCAGCGCATCATCCGATACTTCAGCCAGGGTAGGATTCGATACGCTCGATACCGAGCTGATGTCGGTCGCATTCAGTACCTGGTTCTGCGTCAGTGCTACAGTTGATGTGCTGCTCGCACTGCTGATGTCAGTCGCATTCAGATCATCGGGTGGGATCGGTGCCACCACGTTAATATCAGCGTCAGTGTACGCACCACCGAATAGAGTACCGCCACCTTCCACGCATCGAATCAGGATCTCCTGGCCATTACTGACCTGCGCTGAATCGATGAATAGATGCGCTAGAGCTTCGGTATGGTCGCTACCACTAGAGGTGTAACAGGTCGCGCCAGTGTTAGCTGTTTCGTAGATGCGACCGGCAACAAACGTACCAGTACCGGTCGGTTGTCGGTTAGTGGTAGCACCACCATCGGTCAGGTTCGCATTATCGATAAATTGGATCGGAGTGGTCCCAGTGATGGTATTCCAGCCACCACCAGCGAGATTGTACTGCCAAGATAAGGTCAAAGATGGTGATGTAGTCGCACCTGCTGTCTCAGCGATCGCCAGACGACAGTGGAACGCAACATCAACATCGATGCTCTGCTGCGTACCGGCAGAGCCAATGATCGTTGCACCTGACTCGGTGCCATCACTATAGAATGCGTAATCCTGCTGTTGCCAGACAGGGTTGACCGTCTTACCCATCTCTCAGCGCAGCCTCATCACTATGCCAGGCAGACTTCCTGGGCAGATAATCGTCATCAATGGCCTGTTGCCAGATCTCTTTCCATCGACGATCTTCAACGGTCCTACCGAACAGCACGACCTTACTACCTGACTGCGACAGGTAGTCATACAGACCGAATTGGTCTACACCACGCCATCCGTATGAGTGCCAGACGTAATGATCGCAGCTTCGATCATACTTCCTACCCACATCAGGATCACTCGATGCCACAATGATAACACCGAGCTTAGGTGCTGTTTCGATGGTCCCATCCTGGTCAGAGTAGGTTGAACCATCGTCGTAGAAGATTTTCCACATTAAACAGCATCAGCAATAGTGATCGAAATCGCGTCGAGGGTGAACGTGTTGCCACCTGTCACAGAGATCGGTCCACCGGTCAGCGCACCTGTAGCCAGCAGCTCAGATGTCGCTGAGTCCTTACACAGCGCCCAGTGGGTCGCGTTGCCGGTAGTGTCCACTGTGCCATCAGTGATCGCTGATACGATCACACGACGACCGTTAGTCGCACCGGAAGTAGGTGATCCCACAGTCGCTGATGTCTTGGTGCCGAGCTTATTGGTGCTGCTCGCTTCGGTATAGGTGGTCGGTTCTGCGCTGCAGATGTAGATTGTCTCGCCATTCGTCGTCAGGTAGCTGAGACCGCTGTCGAACGCATTGTCAGTGATAAAAGCCATGTGTCAGCTCCTTAGTTGTTTGATGTTGGTTTAGCCGAGACGCTGCTCATATGGCCATTGCGATCTCTGGTGACTGTGAACTCATACGTTGCTGGGGGTGAAGGAATCGGTACCAATGTACCGATCTGCTTCACCAATAGCATCAGCTCTTCACCATAGCTCTCACTACCTTCAGCCTCGGCCAGGGTCTTGACGCTCTCAGCGATCGTCGCCATCGCCTGGGTGCTCGCATCAATCGCTGCAGCGATCTTATCGCTATTCGCTTTATTCGCATCGAGCAGCTTACCCATCAGCATGATGATCACTTCGTACTGCTTGGCTGATCGATCGGCAGAACCTTTACTAAAGTTATCGATCGCTTGAACGACCTTCTCGTACTCATCGACCTCGATGGCCCATCCTTTTTGATCTCTAACCTTCATAGTGATTACCCTGTGACGATATCAGCGAAGAAACCATCGAACCCAGCGAACACATCAATACCGGTAGTCGAACCCACCGCAGTGATGTCGATATCGGTGTTGGGTGGAATGATAAGGTATGGCGCGAATCGGTGCTCAATACCTGAATAGTTCGAGATGTTTGTGATGCTCAATGTACGGTAAAAGTTATTACCCACCGTCTGAATCTTGAAGCGAATATCCGCATAGGCTGCAGTCTTCTTACCCAGGTACGACCAATAGCCAGTGCAGATGAAGTAGTTGTTACAAGCGACAGACGTTCCTGCGAACAGCGTAGACTGATCTTCAGCAGGCATTACGTTACCCACAGTGTCTAGGTTATTAGGAATACCGTTGGTGATCGCACCATCCTCATACACATAGACATCGCCCAAAGTTGCGATAGGTCCAGCTACGTTCGCAATACGAGTCACACGCGATACAGGGGTCGCCAGCGTCACTTTGTTTTGACCGTTAAGTGCTACGTCCTGCGCGACAAACTTCAGTGAGTTATTGCTGATGGTGAAACCTTCAACACGCAGGGTCTGTGTTGTATCACCTGCGTTTTCACTCGACACTGTGTCGATAGAGTTGGTCGCACTGTGAACAGGGTCAATACCCAAGTAGTTCACATCTGTCTCAGTTGCACCTACACCTGAGTTTCTGCCGAATTTGTGCAGCGACTTACGCGCTATCTTCACGCGATCGCCATAGGTGCGATAAATCTCAATCGCAGCATGGTTGAAGTAGTCGGTGATGATTAAATCTTCGTTGTCTGGCTGAAAATCTGACGCATTGGCCATACTAATTCTCCTTATTGTGCTGGACGCAATAACATCTGCGGCCCGAATTTAGGTGGGATCGCGCTCTTCATGATACCAAGAGGTTGACCTGGTTCTGGCGCTATCATCTCACCGATTTCTAGCACTGTCTGGAAATCTTCCGCAGGTAAGTTACCGATCTTTGGTGGTGATGGGATGTATTGGCGCATATCCTCCGCTGTCGGCATGACCGAATCATAAGTCGCCAAGCCAGTGACTGCCGAATCAACGAAACCTTCACCTTCAGCAGCTCCGACGATACCAGGAATCAGACCACCCACCAAAAGCGTCTCTAGGTCACCGAACGTACCGGTCAGACCTGTCAGCATACCTCGGCCCATCTCACCCCATACATCCACTAGGTTGCGAGCGAACTTCCCTGGTGTGTCGGAGTACTGCGACTGGTATTCGTTCACATCGAACCATTCAGGGTCCGTCATCGACTGATCGAACGCATCTGCAGACTCTTGCAGCATGGCCGCTGCTGTCTTGGGCTGTTCATCCTTCCAGGGTGTCTCTGCGACTTGTCTCTGGTCAGACTGAAGTACACCGTAGCTATTAGCACTTGCTGCGCCTGTAGCTGTTATGGCTGCACCACCAGCGAGGTATCGACCTATGTTGTTAGGTTTGTTCGCTTTAGCCGGTAATCGCAGATGTGCCTCATCATCAAATAGATCATCGAGTTGCAGCTCATTAGCAGGGATCTTCATCTCCACCACCTCAGTACCGTACCCTTCAGCTTGACCTCTTGGTGATGTCGAGAAGAAAATTCCATCTTCTTTAGGGGTGAATACACCTGTCTTACGAATCTGTTCAGCTTGCTCTGGCGTAGTGCGATGATAAACGGTCATCATGCCATTCTCATCGATGTTAGCCATACCTTCGATCTCATCGATCCAAGAAGGCATTTCAGCGTTGACCTGGCGACTCGCAGATCTCTGGTTACTTAATCCACGCACATTGCTCGGCATACCATATTCATCGACCACCACCTGCTGGTACTCAGGGGTTCTACCCCATTCCTTACCGGTCCAGGGTGGATTATCTATACGGTCCTGCATAGACATACGCAGACGCTCCTGCACAGTGCGAGCTTCAACTTCACCTGCTAAGTCGGTGTATAAACCGGAGCCACCCGAGTATTCGTAACGAGATAGGAAGTTGTTCAAGTCATTCACGCGCAGCCTAGCATCATTCATTTCTACACCGAATGACTCTTGAGCCGCAGATCTCGCTTTGTTCAATTCACGCTGATACTTAGCGTAAGGATTCTTCACACCGGAAGTTTGAACCTGCTCAACCAGAGTTGGATCGAGACGCTCTTCAGCGTACTTGATGGCATTCTCGATATACTGAGCATACTGCGCATCACGCTCGGCTTGTGGACGATGACGCTTGGACCAGTTTATATCCATACGCATACGATATTCATCGTTCGGGTCCATGATAGAACCGGCAGAATTGAAGATATTCCTACGCTTATCGGTGAGTTTACCACCTTGATAGTAAGTGCTTAGATAACCTTTTAATCGGTCTATCTCGTTCATCTGATACGCAGTGCGAGACAAATCCTGGAAGTTATCATAACCACGATTCTTAAGCGTCAGCTCAAAACCTTCTTTTGCGTTCGCGAATTCTTCCTCTGCATACCGAAGGTCCATTCTGGCACGTTCGATAACGCGCTCCATAGATTCGGTATTACCACCACGCGCAAAACCTTCTCGCTCTTGGATGGCGTGTTGAAGCTCGTGAGCGATAGTGCCTAGCATATCCTCATCAGTGCGAGGTCCAGTACCCATCGGGTTGTGATAACGGATGTCGATAGTGTCACTATCTGGGAAGTACGCGCCTCGATATGACGGTTCTCTGGTGTTGCTCGATATATCAACATCACCCAAGTTATAGTCACTTTGCGCACCAAACCCCTCGACAATATCGTCTAGCCAATTCATCTGGCTACCAGGCTCGAATACGTTGACTTGGATGTTGCGATCTTTGAGCGTATTGCGCAGTAGGTTCTTGAACGCTTCTTCTTCAGTGTCACCGAAGGCACCCATTGTACGGAACTGATCACCTTGAACTCGCGCAGCGATCACACCGTTCTCTTCGGTGGTGAATTGCACCGCATCAGCTAATTCCTGCGCGACACCTTCGACTTCTGGGTTCTTCTTGAGTTGCATGAACTCATCAGACACTTCTTGTCGCCATTGGCCATCGGCCCCACGCATCATAGGCGCACCAAACTCTTCACCAGTGGCTTTCCAGATAGCGTCTCTCGACTTACCTGCAGTTTCCATCTGCTCGGCCAGCTCTCTCGCTTGCGCCTTAAAACTACGCGCCATCTGACCGACGAACGATGCTTCAGCGTCAGGTGTATTGAGTGCTACACCGGTAGCCGTTGCTGTGGTGAAAATCTTAGCTGCCAGGGGGAGAGTCAGACCATACTTCTTTGCGATACTAACAATGCGAGGATCGAATACGACGAAGTTGCTAGTACCACCATCGGCTTTGCGCGATGTCGCATCAGCGTACTTGATACCTCTAATGCCAACAGATTCCAGTAGTTTTGAAGCAGCTTCAGGTGATTTAGGATCGCCAAAGTCAGTGTCAGGGTAACGATTGAAACGCTCGGACAATGTTTTATATACGTCCTGGCCTGACATATCACCCCAGATAGTACCAAACGCAGTGTTCGGATTACCCTGTAGAATGCGTGTCTGGTCCTTATCGAATAGGCCAGGATTGCTATCTGCTATCTGCAGCAAAGCCTGCTTAACATTATCGGTCTGCTTACTTAACGGTTTATCCCAATCAAGCAGATCGTTCGGATCAGCATCGATGTCCACTTCATAGAGTTTGCCAGACTCGTACAAGCTATCATCAGCTTCAGCTAAGAACCTAAACTTGGCATTGTCAGCCTGTGTGCTGTTGAGCCAATCGGCTTTAACCTGCTCCACTGGATCACCAGCAGCAAGTCTTGGGTTATTCTTCATTAGATCTAAACGCTCGCTCTCGAGCGCATTTAGATCTTCCCTCAATCGTCGGCTTGTTGCCCCATACTTGTCCTGCCATTGGCTAACAGCAGGATCGTCGAATAGCCAATCAAACTCGCTAGTCGTACCTTCAGGTGGTTCTGGGAAGGGTGGCAGATCATCGAGTTGCTTCTGCAATGCTGTCTGAGATCGCTCGATCTGCTTCAAACGATTCCAGGGTTCGACCTTCACATTGGCCCATTCTTCCATGTGCTCCTGCAGAGCTTTCTGACCGGCCTCATTAAGATCACCTGACGCGAGGTTGTCCCTATACCAGCGAGCAACTTCAGGATTCTCAGCGAAGTAGTGACCGTAACCATAGGCCTGAGCGCCTTCACCAGTACCGATGTACTCATCAAGAAACTGCTCGAAGTCTGCAGGTGAACCGTGAAACGCTTTGATCTTAAGCCTGATCGCTTCATCAGCGACCTTATCACCTTTCAATGCGCGTTCAACAAGCTCCTTACTAGCAGCCTTAGCTACAGCACTTGTCGTGGACATCATTCACCTCCGGCAATACGGATCAAATCTTCCGTACTCATACCCTGCATATTTTGCTGACCTGGCTGTGGCGCACCCTGTCCGAGAGCACCAGCAGTCTGACGCACCTGCTCGGCTGCTTTGATCAGTCGATTCTGACCTTCTGACTTGATGCTCGACATGGTTTCCATTGTCTTCGCTTTCGTCTCTTCAGCTTTAGCCAGTGCCAGCAGTGTATCCGCTTGCGCCTTCTTAGCCTTCGCTTGCTCGTTCTGTGCAGCAGACTGCAGATAGATCGTGTTCGCGTCTGGCTGTTGGTTCTGCATCGCTTCCTGCATCGCTTGCAGCTCTTCCTGGGTAGGTTCGACCACACCCATTTTGACCAGCTTGTCGCGGTAGAACTTGCGAACGTCTTCGATACCTTCGCCTTCCATGTTCATCATCGCCATCGATGTGAGTACCTGGATGGTCTCTGGGTCTTGCGTCATCGCCAGCATACCGGTGATCGCCTTCACGGTCGCAGCTCGCTTGCTGCTGGTGCTCGGGCCAACACTCACAGCGATGTCATACTTCGCTTCGCGCAGATCGTTGGCGTACTCTACCTGACCGGTCTCAGCGTTCAGGGTAGGCATCGACAGCTCGACCTGACCAGCTTCATACTCGCTGTTCAGCGTCTTCATCTTGCGACCACGCTCAACCAGGACATCTTTGGCCATACTCAACCAGATCTCACCGGAACGCTTGATCGCCTTCGACATATTGCTCATGTAGATGAACGCTTGCATATCCAGCTTCTGCTGGATCAGCTCGATCGCTTTACCTGAGACGTTCGGCTGTAGCTGTTCGCCAGCTTCCTGCTTACCCAGAACATCCTGCATGTCCTGCTCAGTGATCTGCAGCAGTGCTGCCATCGCTGGTGGGATCTGCGGAGACTTGGTGTACGCCACTGGTCCGGCTGGCTGCATCTCACCATTCATGCCGGTGATCGGATTCACCAACAGGTATGGGTAGTCTTTGAGGTTGTCTTCTGCCCACATCATCTCGAAGCCAGCGACCTGCTCAGGCATCATGATAGGCTTCTCGACAGTGCTCATCGCACTGATCTCAGCGAGCTTGCTCAATTGCATATTCTTCAGACGCTGCGCATCTTTCGCCAGACGCACATGGCCCATGCAGCGTTCGACGTTATCGACGAACCACCGCTTGCCGTACACCGGCACGATCGGAATGCACTGACCTGCAATGTATCCACAGTCTTCCAGGACACCGCCACCGGACATGATGTACTTGCGCACCTTGCGCTTCTTCGTCTTCTTCTCGCCAGTCTTGACAGCACCGGTCGCTGCGAGCGTCTGCTCTAAGGTCTCATCAGCCTCGAAGTCATCATCGGTGTAGCGTTCTTCCTCGCCATCCAGGGTCTGGTAGACATGAACCGTATGACGAATCTCTTCGACTCGGTACATCTCAGCCACATAGACCACATCGGGGGTGGACCAGTCGAAGCTCACATCAGTGATCGACTTAGGCCATGAGGTAGGATCATCGTCGTAGGTTTCCATGTACTCGCTGCGAGTCATGGAGGTGAGCACATAGCATCGCTTCGCGTCAGACTTGTCCTGACGTTTAGCGCCCAGGTCGAAGAACACAGAGCTATCAGCATCGTAGATCGGTTCGATCATCACGCGCTGACGGTCATCTTCGTCGTCTTCTTCATCTTCGTAAGCTGCGCGTAAGCGCCAGGCACCGAAGCCACCCCCGACAGCTTCCTCGAAAGCATTGTCGTAGGCTTCATCGGCACTGGAGAATTCTTCGTCGGCCCGATACAGGCCATCGCAGGTGTCAGCCAGTCGATCGTTCTCGATCCCTTCCTTGCTGACAAAATCGACTGTGATGCGATTGTTGCGGTATTCGTTGATGATACGCATGACCGACAGATGGATCTTGTTGACCTCCATCTTCGGTTTGTTCTCGAACTGCTCTTTGAGTGGACCTTCCCACTGAGCACCTGCGATGCTGTAGAAACGTCGATCTTCCAAGCATTGCAGACGCTCATCCCTGACAGCCGATTGGATATCGTCGAATTCAGCGATAGCCTCGGCATGGATTTGCGCCAGACGTTGCTCTTTGCTAATTCTGGCCATTTGTGTTACCTCGCGAGTGGTACCGATTAATATATCACCATCTAGACACTGTGGCTATTGGTCGCGCCACTGCTGGTTTCTGCGCACCACCTCGACGTAAACCTTCCAGCGCATACCGCAGCGCATCGATGCAGTGGTTATCTTTATCCTGCAGTACCGGCAGGATCGCCTCGGTCACAGGGTCCACCTTGTAGCTATACAGCGTCAGCTCATCGATCAGGTGCTTACACCTCGGATGGACCACGATGTCGTAGGTCTTGATGAACTCGACACCTTCGTTGACGCTGTTCTTACCCTTCACTGCTGGCTGGATCTTCGGAAAGCCATGCTTGCGAAGGTGACTGATCGTCTCGGGTCTCGCTGAGTCAGCGATGATCGGCCACTTCTCAGCGTCAGGGACCGTGAAGAACAGATCCGGTGTATCGAGGATCTCACAGCCGACCTGGTACGCTTCGTAATCGACGTACAGCGTCCGACCTTCGACGTAGCATCTGATGAGTGTAGTCGGATCTACCGAAAAGCCAAAGTCGGCACCGAGACGGAACATCGCTGCAGGGTCCGTCTCGAACTCTTCGATGCGCCAGTTGTGGAACACTCGGCTGTTGGTGTTCTTGACGTACTCACCGAGCCAGACATGGGCATACTTGTCTGGGTCTCTCGCCTTGTCGTACTCCATCTCATCGCGCAGGACATCAGGCAACCAGGGGTTGTCCATGTAGTTCGCCTGGAGAATCGTCGAGTCTGGGGGTGGGTTATCGCCACGCAGCAAAACGTCAACCGGATCACTCGCCAGGTAGGGGTTCCATGTGAACATCAGAGAGCTGTCTGGCTTACGGATAGTCGGACGCAGCAGGTCGATGGACCGTTGGCTGAGTGACTGCGCTTCCTCCACCCAGGCACAGTCGAAGCCTTCCAGCGACTTGATCGAGTCGGCTGTATGGTTCTGCATACCTGCGAAGATGATAATGCCATCACCGCGCTTAGATTTGATCTGAGACTCTTGGACATCGAAGTACGCTCCGACACCCAGCTTCTCGATCTTCTGCTCCAGTAGCGCCTTCACCGACATCTTGATCGACTTCTGCACTTCTCGAATACAGACCGTCTTGCGGTTCTGGTCCATGACATGAGCTTCGATGATCATCTCAGCGAAAAAATGTGACTTCCCGCTACCTCGACCACCATAGGCTCCCAGGTAGCGAGCAGGTTGAAGTAACGGAAGCGCCCACCTGGGCGTAGGGATCTCAAGAGTCGATAATGACACGCTTCACCTCAGTTACTGCGATGGGTGCGCTCTCATCACCGGCATGGATAGTGCGATCGCCATACTTCTTCGGTTTGATCTTCGACAGGTACCACTTCGTCGTATCAACACGCAGCTTCAGTCGCTGCACATCGGTCTCTTCGTCATACGCTGCACCGAACATAGCTTCGATCAGCGAGTCGGCTGAATCTTCCTTCGCTCGCGCGTAGCGCTCCGAAAACTCAGGCTTCTCGCCTATCCATCGATAGATCGTATCGGCTGAAGGCATCGCTGGATCAGCGCAAATACTTCTGACCGACTCACCTACAGCGATTCGCCCTAAGATCTTACCTGCCAGTTGGTCGTTGAACTTCGTCGGGCGACCACCCTTGTTCTTCGGCTTTGCTGTCATTGCTTTTTGCTCCTGGTTCTGTTACAGGGTTACCAAATATTCTAGTGAAGTTTTCGTCGAATGTCTTCCTATCAACACTCAACGGTCTTGGCGCACTTCCTTTCCCACTCACTTCGATACCCTCAAGCTGTTGTAGTTCGGATCAAGCGCATTCTGCCGAGTATTCGTAGAACGCTCTGTAAGCACTTCTGAGAGCTTTTCCA